ATTTGTTTTTATTTTAAAGTATTTAAGTTTTCTAACAAAAAGTCGGATGACTAAAAGAAATAAAGACAGTTCAAACGAAAATCGTAAAATTAAACGAGAGAGAGGTCTTTGAAGCAATCAATTACTGTTGGACGTTGAATGTTGAATTCAAGTTCGTATGCAGTCATTGTTTTTGCGTCGGGGGGAACGATATGTGGCAGATTCACAAAGTGGGCTGAGTTCCATTTTGGTTGTGGAGCTAAGTAGCCTTGCCAGGAGGAGTACTTGTGTAGTACTTCTTCGATGGTGGGGAAGTGATCGAAAGGGATCTCGGCTTGGAGGGAGTCTAGGACTCGGAAGTAGCCAGGGAGATGTTTCTGTGCCATATCGAGGGTGTGATCATTAATCGGTGCTGCGTAAGGAAGGAATGTATGATAAATATCATAACAGAATTCGTGGAATTCGGGATCCATTCCAGCGGCTGCGTAGGCTATGCCTATCGCGCGAGCGGACATGTATTTGTCTTTGGGGCCATGCTCTGGGTAGCAGAGTTGAGCAACTAGTTTGCCTAGTGGTCGGCGTGGTTTGCCAAAGTTACATGTGTAAGATAGAGTTTCTATCTTGTTGCGCATGATTGTAATAACAGATTTGGTTTTAGATAAAACCATGTTGAAGCGTAGTAATGCAAACTTTTCGAAAAAGTCGAGAAAGTCGGTGAGTTCATTGTGGCTAAAGTGAGTGAAGCCAGAATTGTCGTCTCCTAGTATGAAGAAGGTGATTTCAAGAATTTGGGTAGGTGTGTATCCATATTCTAGAAGACCATAAGTAAGAAGAAATGCATTAGCAAAGGAGTCCAAGTATTGGGTATTTAATATACCGGAGGGGACGCCTGCTGTTGACCGGAGGTATGAGAATCCGTCAGCGGTGACGAAAACCATGTTGTTATACCATGTATGCATGAAATGTAGTAAATTTGACATGCGACGGTAAAGGTCATGTTCTGTAAGATCAGGGTAAGTGGGGTACTCGTAAGTGGGTTGGTAACCATGATTGATAACGATAAGATTACGAAGGTAATCTGTAAAGAAGAGGTCGGTGATAACACGTGGAACGCGTTGATCGAATGAGGACCAGTCGATGGTGAAGTAGGATTGAAAGGACTTGGCTAAAGAGTCAAGATAGTGGTTGGAGCCACGGATTGTTTCAAAACTGTACATAATGGCGGATTTGATTCCATTGATAGGATATCGAGCCATAACGTGTAGCGGAAATGTAGTCATTAATTCACACATGATGAAAAAGTCATCAGCTGCGTAAACAGGACGTTGTTTGAGATTTCCGTCTCGGTCGGAGATGTGGTTGCGAGTAAATAGCATTGTTACATGTTTCTGAAAGAAAATTCGAAGTTGTCGAATGTTGTCTTGAGGTGAGTCAGAAGGTACGAAAGGGAGGCCATATTCCTTGATGTGATGCATCCAGGTGCGTGAGAATTCATAAAGCGTATTGAAAAAGTAGCCTTTTGAAGTGGGTCGTAGTGCGTAGATGGGGTTTCGTGCGTAGTAAGCGTGGGTTCGGAAGAAAGCTGAGAAGCGTTGGAAATATCCAGTGCCAGTAGATTTCGGAGTGTTACAAAATCGAGTGTCTACAAAATGTAGAGGTAGGTAAGGTAATCCATTGAGGATCTTTGTTACTAGTTCGAGAACTAATTGTTTTCGATTGTATTCGATTGGGGCGATGTATTTTTGTTCACGGTTGAAGTCGGTGAAGGTAGCGTTTGTTGTTCCAAGAGGTCGGCAGTATTTGTCGGTGTATATCTTGTAGTGATACCATTTGCGTTCAAGTAAATGTGAGATGAGAGGATGGAGTGAAAATCCAGATTCAGGAAGGTCATCGGTAGTGTGGACGATTTGTCCAGTGTGGTAACGGAAGGGGAGAACTGTGAGGCCGGGTTTGGGATGTCGGTCTGTTGGTAGTTCATTGTCATTGAGTGATCGGTAAAATTCGAAGTCTTCGTTGCGGTTAACATTTGCGTTTTGGTAACGTTCGTATGTTTGTGCGAAGTTGTGTTCGTATTCAGTAGTGCGATGATATTCTGCGTCGTAATTTCGAGCGGAATCGTAGTATCGGCGGAGATCGTAGTCTGTAGGACGGTCTGTTGAGTAACCAGATGATTCGTGATTAGATTGGTATGTTTGCCATTCTTTCTTTATGCGAAGGAGTGCTTCGTGTAAGTAATCGCGTAGTGGAGTGAGAACCATTGTATGCTGTGGAGAAAATAGAAGGGTGGAGACATAAAGTCTTTCGAGTAGGTAGGGGGGGCCTA